AACTTTTGAAGGTTTAATACAAGATATGTTAGAAAGTTAAGAAATGGCACAACGAAACTTCCAAGACCCAAATTACAAGAAATGGAGAAAAGAAGTATACAAGAGAGATGGTTTCAAATGTCGATGGCCTAACTGTCAAGCTAGAAGAGGCTTGAATGCTCACCACATTAAAACATGGGCCCATTACCCCGGATTGAGATTTGACCCTAATAACGGCATAACCCTTTGCAGACGACACCATAAACAAATCCAAGGTATGGAAGACAATTATGAAGCTATATTTCTCAAAATACTAGCCCATGATAGACTTCAGTAATTTTAAAATCATAGTAGACACAAGGGAGCAACATCCCTGGGAATTCAATAAAATGGAGAAAACTGTAGCTAAATTAGATACAGGTGACTATTCCCTAGAGGGTTTACAAGAATTCTTCTGTATTGAACGAAAAGGCAGTGTTAGTGAGTTTGCTAATAATATAACCGAAAAGCGCTTTAAAGACGTAGTAGAACGACTATCTAAAGTACAACATGCCTTCTTACTATTTGAATTTAACCTAGAAGACATACTAAGATATCCAGTAGGATCTACAGTACCCAAACGTATGTGGAGTAAATTAAGAATATCTCCTAAATTTATTCTCAAACACATAAATGAGCTCCAGCTACTGCACAACGTTAAAATATTATTCTGCGATGATGCTGCCAACGCAGAGAAGATGGCATTAGCACTTATGAGAAAGATGTATGAGTTATACGGACAACCCAAATCAGACGTTTGATGATGCCTGGCTAGGTCTAGGTGATTTATCAAAAATTGTAATTCCAAATAATCCTATGATTAATAGGACCGAGGAAGAAATTGAAAATCCAGATATGCATCTGATGAAGCTGTTAAGAGATCCTAATAATGTAGGGGCGACTTGCAAGCTATTATTTAATATAGAACTACATCCTATGCAGTGTGTTATATTACAGGAATTTTGGCACCGGCCTTTTCCTATGTACATAGCATCTCGTGGTTGGGGTAAATCATTCCTTATGGCTTTATATGCCATACTAAAATGTACTTTTACTCCAGGTACGAAGATCGTTATTGTAGGTGCTGCATTCAGACAGAGTAAGATTATCTTTGAATATATGGAAACAATATGGAGGAACAGTCCGATCTTAAGGAGCATCTTTACAGGGAACGAAGATGGGCCGAGAAGAGATGTAGATAGGTGTACGATACGACTTGGTGATAGTTGGACCATTGCGGTTCCTATGGGCGATGGCAGCAAGATTCGAGGTCTTAGGGCACATATTATTATCGCTGACGAATTCGCATCAATATCTCCTGATATATATGAAACAGTTGTTGCTGGTTTTGCTGCGGTATCTGCTAGTCCTATTGAAAATGTAAAGGAAGAGGCTCGTAAGAAGGCTCTAAAGGACGCTGGTCTATGGAATGAAGAGTTTGATACTCTAGAAAAGAAAATGGGTAATCAGGCCATTATAACGGGTACAGCAGACTATAGCTTTAAGCACTTTGCTCAGTATTGGAGAAGATATAAAGGGATTATAGAGAGTCAGGGAGACAAGCATAAATTAGAAGAATTATTTAAAGGGGAAGTTCCTGATAATTTTAACTGGGATGATTATAGTATTATCAGAGTGCCATATGAATTAATTCCCAAAGGCTTTATGGATGATAAGCAGGTAGCTAGAGCTAAAGCTACAATTCATACCGGTATATACAATATGGAATATGCTGCATGTTTCACAAAAGACAGCGATGGATTCTTTAAACGAAGCCTCATAGAGTCCTGTGTCGTTAAAGAGGATAACCCAGTGGTTATTAATGATAAGCCAATTATCTTCGATGCTGTCATCTCAGGGAATCCTAATAATCAATATATCTATGGAATTGACCCAGCTTCAGAAAAAGATAATTTCAGTATTATAATCCTAGAATTACACGAAGATCATAGTAGGATAGTTTATTCGTGGACTACTAATAGAAGTAATTTTAAAGAAAGACAAAAAACAGGATTAGTTAATGAACATGATTTCTATGGTTTTTGTGCAAGAAAGATTCGCAATCTCATGAAGACATTTCCTCCAAAGGTAATTGGAATGGATGCTCAGGGAGGTGGCGTGGCTATTGAAGAGGCTTTACATGATCCTAGAAATTTAGAGAATGGAGAGCATTTAATTTGGCCTACGATTAACTATGACAAAACTAAAGATACAGATTCTCAGGTTGGATTGCATATTTTAGAACTTATTCAATTCGCTAAAGCAGATTGGACAGCACAGGCTAATCATGGATTAAGAAAAGACTTTGAAGATAGAGTATTGCTCTTCCCTAGATTTGATCAATTGACACTAGGTTTAGCTTTAGATAAAGAAGGTAAAGATATTATTGAAGCAGATTTAACTCCATTATATGATAATTTAAGTGAATGCATATTAGAATTAGAAGATCTTAAAAATGAGCTTACTACAGTAGTAATGAGTCAGACTAGTACCGGAGCAGGAGCTAGAGACAGATGGGATACTCCAGAAGTAAAAATGCATAATGGTAAAAAGGGCAGATTAAGAAAAGATAGATATAGTTCTTTAGTAATAGCTAATATGTTAGCTCGTCAAACAAGGCAAAAATTAGCTGCTCCTCATTATGATGTTATCGGAGGGAACAGAAGAGAAATAGTAAATGAGGATGGAGATATGTATAAAGGACCGGATTGGTTCACTGGTGGAGCAAATAATGATTTTTATACTGGCATTTATAGATAAAAAGTGTATTATAAACTAATAGCATTGCAATCCTATTACGGTTAAAATATAATATGACAAAAAAATATCCAAAAAGTGACGCCATTCCAGATCAATCTTTAGAGGGCGAAGAAGCTTACGTTACATGGGGTGACGATTTAACTTCTAAACAAGAAGCCTTAAGTAAATCTTCAGAATCTATGTCCGAATATACTGCTATCGAGCATACTTCTGGTTCAAGACGACGAGGTTTAGATTATTCTAATCTAGACAGTAATACATCTGGTCGTCCTGGCTTGACTAAACTCGATTATGACTTTTTTAGACCAGACGAAGCTGTGCCTAGAAAAGCTAAAGCCATTCTTAAAAAAGCTGAAGATATTTATCAAAGAGTGGGTTTGGTAAAAAATGTTATTGATCTCATGGGAGATTTTGGTAGTCAGGGTATTCGCATTGTTCATCCTAATAAAAGAATTGAACGCTTTTATAGAAAATGGTTTGAGAAGTGTGGAGGGAAAGAAAGAAGTGAAAGATTTCTTAATAATCTTTACAAAAGCGGTAATGTTGTTGTTAATCGTCAAACAGGTAAATTGACGTTAAAGACAGCCGAAAAAATGTACAAGACTAGTGCCAACGCAGATCTACTCATTGATAGTCTTGATGATACTGATGTAGACAAAAGAGAGATTCCTTGGAAATATACTTTTATAGATCCTGTATACGTAGAAGTCTCAGCAGGCTCATTATCTTCTTTTGTTGTAGACAAACGATATGAATTAATTTTACCAGCAGCCTTACGTAAGACTATTAATTCTCCTAAGAGTGATGCAGAAAAAGAAGTAGTAGCTCAATTACCTGATGAGATTTTAGAGGCAGCTAAAAGCAGAAAGAACTATCCTCTTAATCCACAAAAGGTAAGAGTGTTCCATTACAAGAAAGACGATTGGCAAAGATGGGCTTTCCCAATGATCTATTCTATTATGGACGATATCACTGTAATCGAAAAATTAAAGCTGGCAGATATGGCAGCATTAGATGGAGCCATTAGTAATATTCGTATTTTTAAGTTAGGTAGTCTCGAACACAAAATCGCCCCAACCAAAGCAGCAGCAGCAAAGCTTGCTGGTATTCTTGGTAATAATGTTGGTGGAGGCACAATGGATTTAGTTTGGGGTCCAGATATTGAATTACTGGAAAGTAGAACTAGTGTTCATCAATTTTTAGGTGAAGGTAAATATACTCCTCATTTAAATAGCGTTTACGCTGGCCTTGGTATTCCTCCAACTCTTACCGGAACATTTGGCGCTGCTGGAACTACAAATAACTTTATTAGTTTAAAAACCTTAACACAAAGACTCCAGTATGGTAGAGATGTATTAGTTGAGTTTTGGGACCAAGAAATTAAATTAGTACAAAAGGCCATGGGTTTTAGAAAGCCTGCCAAGATTGAATTTGATAGAATGGATCTTAGTAATGAGGAAAGCGAAAAATCGTTATTGATTCAATTATCAGACAGAAACGTAATCTCTGACGAGCTATTACAGAAGCGATTTGGCTTTGATCCTGAAATGGAAAAGATTCGACTTAATAGAGAAAAACGAGAAAGAAAGTCAGACAGAATGGTTCCTAAATCCAGCCCATATCATGACCCACAGCCAGAAAACTCTCTCAAGAAAATAGCTTTACAAAGCGGAGTAGCCAGCCCGAGCGAAGTTGGACTAGAACTAGATCCAAAGAAAAATGGAGAAAAAAGTTCACTCGAAATGCGGCAAGCCCTTAAACCAACAAAGTTGGCAAAAGACTCGAAAGAGTCTTTGCCTGGTGAACCGCAGCAAGGTAGACCTAAAAACTCTACCGATCAAGAGAAGCGAAAAGAACGCACTTTTAAACCGCAAACGGGAGCGTCTTTATTACTCTGGGCATCAGCTGCGCAGGACACAATTAGCGAAATAATAAATCCAGTATTGCTTGATTTCTATGGGAAGAAAAATCTCAGAAGTTTAGCAAGTGATCAATCTAAAGAGCTTGAAAATATTAAAAGTAGTATACTTTTCAATAGCACACCATTTTGCATAATAAATAAAGAATACGTTCAGGGAAAAATGAATAATTTAGATAATCAACACTTGACGACTTATAGTGTATGGTTAAGACAGTTGGCTTCCGAACTAAATAAAGATCTTACTGTAGATGATCAAAAGCAGGCGAAAGCTTCTTTTTATTGTTTACTTAAAAATTAGAGGTAAAACATATGATAATTTATCCACAAGAGACAGATGATGGTTTAGCAGAGAAAATTTCTGCTTCTACTACTATCTCTTATGCGTCTATTGTTGAACCAAGCGAGGTTGAGCAGAATCAGATTAAGACAAAAACATTGGCTGCTGTCGATGATGCTGATTTATATTATGTTCAGTCTATATTGGTTAGTTCATCTTGGAATAGAAATGATGACGTTTTTGATAGAGCTGAAGTTTGGGCTGCTCGCAAGACACCCGAAGACAAACCCACGAATCTAGAACACGATGAAAATACAATTATCGGTCATATAACATCAAACTGGCCAATTGATAATGAAGGAAAGGCTATTGCTGATGATATTGGGATGGATGAACTACCAGAGAAATTTCATATAGTCACTGGATCAGTTATCTATAAGGCATTTAGCTCACCAGAACTGAAGGAACGAGCAGAAAAATTAATTGCTGAAATCGAGAATGGCACAAAGTATGTAAGTATGGAGTGTTATTTTAAAGGTTTTGATTATGGATTAACAGATAAAGCTAGCGGAGAATATAAAGTATTAGCAAGAAATGATAGTACAGCATATTTAACAAAGTACTTAAGGGCTTATGGTGGACATGGCGAACATGACAACTATAAGATAGGAAGAGTTTTAAGAAGCATTACTTTTAGTGGTAAGGGATTTGTTAACAAACCAGCCAATCCTGATAGCATTATTTTTAATAAGCGATTAATTGAAGATTTGTTAGATAAAAAAAATGACAATTTATTAAAATCAGGTGTAATAGAAAATAAGCCCACAATACATACAGATACGGAGAATATCGTTATGAGTGAAAATATCGAAAAACAAGTTGCAGAAATTAATGATAAATTAGACTCTGTTTCTGTGAATTGTGCAGACC